CAACGGAAATTTTCGGAGTATACTCTGAAAATAAGACTACAATAAAAAGGAGCAAATAAACATGAACCAAGTAGCAACAAAAAAAGAAGGAGCGTTAGCAACAAATTTATTTGAAGCTGATGCAAATGAAGGTGCTCAAAACATATCGCAAGAAGATCTTGCGTTACCTTTCTTAAAAGTTTTGGGACAGCTGTCTCCAGAGGTAAACAAAAGAGATGCTAAATATGTCGAGGGCGCAGAACCTGGCAAAATAATAAACACTGTTACAAATGAATTGTTTGACAGTATTGACATAATTCCTTGTCATTACAAAAGACAATACATTGAGTGGCAAGACAGAGGCACTAGCACTGGTGCACCTGTGGCTATCCACGAAGCAAGTAGTGACATCATTAGTCAAACCACTAGAGGTAAAGACTACAAAGATAGATTACCAAATGGTAATTATCTTGATAACACTGCACAACACTTTGTGTTAGCTGTAGGTAAAACGCCACAAACAGCATTGATTTCTATGAAAGGCACACAATTAAAAGTGAGCAGAAAATGGAACTCAATGATGATGGGTATAAAAATGCAGGGTAAGAATGGTCTTTTTACTCCGCCAACGTATAGCCACATTTACAATTTAAAAACTGTACAAATGTCTAACGACAAAGGTACTTGGTTTGGTTGGGACGTAACTAAAGTTGGTCCTGTATCTGACAAAAGTATTTACGATATGGCAAAAAATTTTGCCACTAGCGTAGGTAAAGGTGAGATTCAAGCTAAACCGGAAGTTCAAGAAGAAACTAAAAAGTCTCTGAATCTATAGTATCCGCGGGGTGGGCGGGGTAAGCGAGAGTGGATCCGCCCACTATAAATTGTATGGCTGAAATAAATAAACCACCGGTTACGTATGAAGATTGGATAGATCTTGGAAGGGTTATTATACCTTGTCTTAAGGGTACACCAATAGTTCCAAACTACACTGACCCAAATTTTAAAATAACGAAAGAAGAATGGAAAAAAAATTACACACACTGTGAGATAGCATTACGATTGGACCAAGACGTAGATTTAGATGTGGACAACGCTTTAGCAAAAAGATTTATACCAACTTATATAAAAGCCTGTGATGCAGTATCAGGGCGAAAAGGTAATCCTGTCAGCCACTATTGGTGGTCAGGCAAAGCAGAATTTAAACAATATATTTTACCAAAAGATTTAGAAAGTTATTACGAAGATTTTCCACACGGCGCAACCATATGCGAGATAAGACACGAAGCAAAAAGATATACCATAGTTCCAGAATCAAAACATAGTAAAGCACAAGAGGTTGTTAAATGGGAAAGATATGATGGTATAACACCATACCAAGGTAATTTAAAAAATGATATCGGTAAGATAGCACTATCAACAGCATTATGTATTACGTATGCAAGCGCAGGACAGAGAGATGCTTATTGTACAGCCATAGCAGGTGTATTGTTAAAACATACAGATTGGATTGAATCTGAAATAGATAATTTTGTATTTGAAATAGCATCGGCATCAAATGACGATGAAGCAAGTAAGAGAGGTAAAAAAGGAACTACTTCTAAAAAAACTCAAAGAAATTATGGTATGCCAAAACTAGCAGAGATTATTGGGTGTTCTACAAAAACAATAGCTACATTATTTAGTTGGATTGGAGTCAAAGAGGCCACAAGTGAAGAAGCAAAACAATCAATAGGTGAAATAATAGAATATGGTAGTGATAGATATTTTGTAAAAGTAAACGCTGTAGTGCAAGGTGAATCAGTAGAGAAAGACATAGTAGTAGATGGACCAACACTTAGAAATAAAAAAGCTTTTTATGATGCTGTGATTAGTAGAGCTGGAGTTTGGATACCAGAAATGAAAAATTCTGACTTTGAAGAAATTATGATTAGAAAGTTTGAAGCAAGAAGTAAATCAAAAGACTACGTTGAGGAAGCAAGAGAAGACACTAGGTTTATAAAACATTTTAAAAATTACATCTCAGAACAAAAAGCATACACAAATAAAAAAGAGCTAGCATACTTTGGTATGCCTTATTTTAATCAACAAAAAAATACTTTAGAATTTAATTTAGATAAGTTTGAAGATTACCTACACAGACAAAAGATAAATTTAGAAAGAGTTGACTTAGTAATTAAAGTGCAACGAGTTTTAAAAGCTAAAAAAGTGCATGGTAAATTTGATAACAAATCTTGTGTATCTTGGAAAATAAAAGATCAAAAGGTGGAGCAAGAAGATTTAATTATTGATGGTGAGTTTAAGGAGATAACAGATGAAACAGCCTAAATTTATATCAGGACCTCCAGGCACAGGTAAAACATCTATGTTTATTACCCGTAAATATACGGAGTTATTAGATAAATATCCGTATGATAAAATAATAATATTATCTCACACTAACGTTGCAGCAGATGAAATAAGAGATGAAATACTTAAACTACCACAAATGAAAGATATCACAAAAAAATCTATGAAGCATAAAATTTGCACAATACATTCGTACTGTAGAAGTAAACTATCAAAAAAAGAAGTAATAAGTTACCAAGATCATGTAAATTTATCTGTGATAAATACTTTGTTTAAAAGACAAAGTGTTAACGAGAGTGAGTTTAATAATGATAAACATAAATTTTATCGATATTTAGCAGATGCAAAAGGTAAGGGCAAAACTTTAACGGATCATTGGAAGACTTGTGATAAACTTTCTTATAAGCCGTACGACATAAACACAATTACAGAGATGAAAAAAATTTATGATCAATACAAAAAAGATCATCAAGTTTGTGATTACGCTGATATGATAGAAGAGTTTACCGATAAAGCTGTTGAGCCTGATATAAAAGCATTAATAGTTGATGAGGCCCAGGATAGTAACGTGCCACAAAGAAAAGCACTTGATAAAATGGCCACTAATACTGAAGAATATTATTTTGTTGGAGATGCAGACCAGACTATATTTGAATTTGCAGGTTCAGATTCAGATTATTATCACAGATTATCCAAAGATGCAGAGCAATTAGAACAAGGACATAGATGTGGTAGAACAATAAACAATTTATGTAAAAGTATAATAAAACCCATATGGGATTATTATGGTTACGACAGGATATGGAAACCTACAGATGTAGAAGGTAATCATTATTATCTTTCATCACTTAAAAGTAATTGTACAGCCTTAGAAAAACTTTTAAATAAAATACACAACTCTACCGAAACATTTTTGTTTACTTATAGAGGAAATCCATCAGACATAGAAATGAGAAAATTTTTTAAACAACATGGTATAGAGTTTGCACACGTTGGCAACTCACCTTATGTGTCAAAAAAAGAAATAAAATGTCATAAGTATTGGCCTGATTTTGTAAAAGGTAAACCCATGGATTTAAAACAGATAAAAGATTTTTGGAACTACATGGGTAGTAAAGTGATAATGCATGGTAGAGGAGACACTAAATGTTTTGATGAATGGATTAACAAACCATACACAATAGATTATTTGATAGATCAAAAATATTTAAAAGCAGATTCTGTACAATACAATGATTTTGCTTTGACTAGAACTCAAACAGATCCTGATAGAATATTGTACATTAGAAAGGTTCTAAACAAGGACTTTGTTGAATCAGGTGATGTAAGAGTTAAATACGCAAACATACACACAGTAAAAGGATTAACGTTTGACAACGTTATTGTTGATTTAACAAGAACAAGAAAAGAAGAATACTTTACACAATTAAGATTAAAGTATGTGGCTTACAGTAGAGGCAGGGTTGACTGTTGGACCATAGCATCAAGAGGACCCTTTACATTAGGAGAGAAATGACAGACAAAGATATATTCAAAGACTCTTTCCCACAAGAAAGACAAGTCGGAGGATCTCATTACAAGTCGTTTAACATACAGCCTTATGAATTTATTTCAAAAAATGAATTATCGTTTTTTCAAGGATGTGTTGTGAAGTACGTTTGCAGGTATAAAAACAAAAATGGTATACAGGACCTAGAAAAAATTATACACTATTGTGAGTTGGAAATAAAAAAAATGAAAGACAAGAAGTAATGTGTAATACACCAGAAGATTTAAATTTAAAAGGTATAGACACAGTCGCAATAGATATAGAAACTTACGATCCAAATTTAAAAACAAAAGGATCTGGTGCGATACGTAAGGATGGTTTTGTTTGTGGTATTGCAGTTGCAACTGAAAATGAAACTGCATACTTTCCTCTACGTCACTCTGATACTGATATAGCTTACGATAGAATAAATAAGATATGGCAAGTTCTCAACGATAAAATATTTCAAAACAAAAACATTACAAAAGTATTTCACAATGCAATGTATGATGTTTGTTGGATAAGAGCTGTGACCGGTAAGATGATTAAAGGTAGAATAGTTGATACTATGATAGCTGCATCTGTCATTGATGAAAATAGATTTAGATATTCATTGGACGCATTATCAAAAGATTATCTTAACGAAGAAAAATACAAATACGATCTACAACAAAAAACATTAGAATGGTCAGGTGGTATGGTGAAGGACCCTATGTCCAACATGCATAAACTACCCTCATCAATTGTTAAAGAGTATGCAAAGCAAGACGTGAACTTAACTTACAAGTTATGGAAATTATTTGATAAAAAAATTGACGAAGTATTATACACTAAAGATGACGGAGAGCAAAAAACTTGTAGACAAATATTTGAATTAGAAACAAAATTATTTATTTGTTTGGTTGACATGAAGTTTAAAGGAGTTAGAATAGATCGGTCAAAAGCTATCCTGTTTGGAAGACACCTCAAAAAACGTAGAGACCAAATAATAAAAGCAATAGAAAATAAAACATCAATTAAAATTGACATTTGGGCTGCTGCTTCAATTAAAAAGTTATTAGATTATCTTGATATTAAAGATTACAAAGTAACTCCCAAATCAAAAATGCCACAACTTCCAAAAGATTATTTAAGAACTCACAGTAATAAATGTCTACGCATGATTGCAAAAGCAAGAGAGTATGACAAAGCAGTAAATACTTTTATTGATGGATTACTAGAGTACGTGCACGAAGATAGAATACATGCAGATATAAATCAAATAAGATCAGACTCTGGTGGCACAGTTACCGGTAGATTTAGTATGTCTAATCCTAACCTACAACAGATACCAGCGAGAGGATATATTGGTAAAAAAATGAGAGAACTATTTATTCCTGAAGAGGGACAGCAGTGGGCTAGCTTTGATTATTCACAACAAGAACCTCGTATTGTAGTTCACTATGCTTTAAAATTAGAACTACCTGGTACAGACAAATTAGAAGAGGAGTTTAACAAAGAGAATGCTGACTTTCATCAGATAGTTGCTGACATGGCAAACATATCAAGAACACAAGCAAAAACAATAAATCTGGGTTTGTTCTATGGTATGGGTAAATTAAAACTACAAAGAGAACTAGGTTTAGATTCTAACAGAGCCAAAGAATTATTTAATGAATACCATAATAAAGTGCCTTTTGTTAGAAGACTATCTCAAGAACTTATAAAATTTGCTAAAGAAAATAAATTACTTTTTACATTGTACGATAGATTCTGCAGGTTTAACAAATGGGAAACTACAAACAAAGAATGGAATCCTGAAACAAATAGATTTACTGAAGTACCACTGTACACGGAACACGAAGCAAAAGAGGCTTACAAAGCAGAAATGTTAGAAAAATACAAAGAGAATAAAATAGATCCTAATTACATGGATTATTTTGAAAGATATTACACTCCAGCATTTACTTACAAAGCATTAAATAGATTA